CTTCCATATCCATCTGCCCAGAGACAAATGATCCTATCACTACGAGTGTTCGTCCAAGGCCAAGGATTACTAATCCATAACCTGCAGCGTAGGTTAGCTTTCCATTTAGCTTTAGCATTCTTAAAATCTTAAACATAAATTATTGGGGAAATTATACAAAAGGAATTATACCCTTAGAAGTTATCCTCTCCACTACCCTGTCAACTACTGTTGGTCTGTCCCATGGTATAAACTTAGGCTTAGGGGGTGTTTTGCCGGCTTTTAGACCCTTTATCGACACACCACCACTGTACTGCACATGAGGTAAATCACCTGCTATTGGCTGTTGTAGGCCAAGTTCCCTCGCAAGATAACCAATTTCTGTATAAAGATGAGGCGCCCAGAGCGCTTTAAATGTAATAGGCCCGATTCTCCATAGCACCGCAACATCAACTGCGAGTCCCCAGGTGTGATATGAATTGTGATCGTCTGCATTTGTAACAATCCTTCCATTCCTAGATCTTCCTTTAGAATATAAATAATCCTGTTCCTCCACCGTTCTAGTCCCGCTAGTCAGCCTCACATAGATTCCACGCATCGCTAGTCTTAGCATAAATTCAAAGAAGATCTCTCTTACCAGGGGGTCGAGATGCTTTATCAGCTCTGCGTTCTGATACGTGTACTTTGAAAATTTCGGTCCCATTATTTAAAGATTACCCATGTGGCTGTCTCTACCACCGCAACCGTTAAAGTAACTGAGATACAAATTATAGCAGCAACAAAACTCTTAGTAACTCTATATCCTTCCTGGAATGTGTTTAAACGACCTTTCTGCTTCTCATCTTCTATCTCTAAATCCCTTACGCGCTTCTCATGTTCTGCCACCTTGCCATTGATCCTGTCTAATTTCTTTTCGATGCGTTCATCCTGCGCCTTTCTAGCTTCTTCCATCGAATCTAACTTTGCTGCTATTACTTGAAGATTGGACATATAGGAGAAGTGTACATAAGAATCAAGGATGATCTAGGAAGTGTATTACTAGCCTCTTACAACCAACCATTTACCGGTAGCTCCTGCACCACCATCAGAAGCCTCAGCAACACCGCCTCCAGCTGTAATAACTGATCGTGTTCCTGCATCCCCTCCAACTAGTGTAGTACTCCCATCATCAGTTATAGCTCCTCTTACAATTGCCACACCTACACCACCACCACCACCGCCTCCACCTCCTGCTGCAGCTTCAGTCTTCCCTCCACCTTGTGTTGTACTTCCATTCCCGGCGTCAGCACCACTCAGATCTAAAGATGCACCACTAGCGAAGTTAAAGATTCCTCCACAAGTAATGTAGATAGTTCCTCCTCCTTTTCCTCCAGCACCGGAAGTAATGGTTGAACTTGTATCTGCGAATCCAGAGACACCTCCTGCCCCCCCTCCTCCACCTGGACCAATAGCAATACCGATGGCTGCTCCAGCTAACACATCAGCTGCATCTGTGATCTTTATCCCAGCCGGTCCTCCAGCTGAGTTAGTTGCACCTGAATCCACAGGGATGTTAGAAGCGTTACCTATTGTTCCATCTGTCACGGTAGAAGCTCCACCTCCTCCTCCAGAAGCAGAAGATCCTCCTGTCCTACTTGTTCTACCTCCCTGCCCTGATCTTAGTTCCCCAAAGGCGTTAAAGGGTGGATCTCCAGGGTTTCCTTGTTCTTGATCTGACACCCCAGCCCCTAGAACTAGCTGATTAGCGGCTCCACCATCTGATCCAAGTTGTGATAAATCTATTGTTCCTTCCCATGTGAAGTTTCTCTTCACACGGAAGATTAAGAGAGCACCATCGGAAGGAACACCGGTAGCATCTAAAGTTATTCCAGATTTAATATGAAGATCATCGTACTCTTTGATCAGCACGTTCTGACTATTAAAATCTAAAGTGATATTTGCACTCGCAACCAAACTTCCATCCTTACCTGTACCGAAGATAGAGGTTACGGTTCCTTCTGATACAGCAACCCAGACATCACCGGACCAGACTTCCCTTCTTCCAGTGTAAGGATCAACAAATTCATCCCCCAGCCTGGGAGCCTGTGGACGTAGGCCGGAAGAAATGTTCCCCGTCACTCCACCACCCCCTACTGACGGGATCACAACCATTAAGTTTCGATACCGGGTAAATAAAGCATTGAGATTTCTTCTATAGCACTAACAGCTACAGACCCACTCTCTGTGGCCTTTACACTCATCTTCTTTCCTATGTTCTTAACATCTGAAGCATTAGCGGTGAAAGGAATATCATGCTCAGAAGTTCCTGCATTCTTAAGATCTATAGATTTGATTGCTGATCCATAAGTAGAACCTTCCGGGTCAGCAAAGTAATTCATAGTTGCAGTGTTGGTTGTAGTAGCCTGTGAAACTTTAATTCTTGCATAGTGCTTATTGTCTCTACGTCCAGTAGGATTCCAGTCCTGCTTCTCTAATGAGGTAGCAATAGCAGTACTGTCATCATCTGTAGCAGCTCCATTCTCTATATGATAAACCTGACCATCATCCTGCGCTCCTGCTACGAATCTAGTGCCGTAGTGTCCAAGAACATTTGCATCCTGTGCAGCTGGCCTATCATCTTTATTCCAGACCCAGTGCCTAAATCCTGTCTTATCACTCGCAGCTATATTAAGTTTGTACCAGTCATCATCTATACATAGATGGTATTGCCCCTTATGGACGTCCGCACATGAGGCTTTAATATTCGCTGAAGACTGACCAAGAATATCGCTATTGAAGTAATCATCAGAAACAGAGATAGGCTCACCTCTCCCCGCACTCTTAAGCTCACTCTTACTAAGAACAATCACACCGTACTCCTCACTAAGGAAGAACTGGTACAGGCCGTGGTAATTAGCAACTGTCTTGGGAGATGTTGTACCAATGTCTAAAACCTCTTCTATTCTAAAATTAGAGGGGTTATCACCTCTCAATACAGATACCTTCTCCTGTTCATATACCACCAATACATCACCAAAAGTTTTTACAACCTGAATATCAGATGCGAAGTCCTCGAAAGAATCTCTGGAGAAATGTTCTCCAACTCCAAGATCTGAATAATGAAGTCTCGTACCCTTCCATCCGAATAAGCGCCCCACATGAGTTGTTATACCCGTAAACGCCTGTGCAAAATTTGAGTTGTCTAGCCTTGTGAATGTAGTGCCATCACATTTATAGAAATCTGTACCGTTAGCGATGAAGAATTCTACAGCTCTAGGATTAACTGTGTAAGCGTCTGCAGATGGAGTCGTATCGAATCTCTCTTTAACAAAGATATTTGTAGCATCATTTGACGAAATAAATTTGATCTCACTATTTACTGTAAGCACTTTTTCAAGAAATGTGTTCACCGTAAACGTCTTATCCTGATCCTCTAAGCTGTTAGCCGTTCCCGCTTCTGAGGTTCCTGAATCTGTATTAGCAGCTCCAGTGTCCTTAGTGTTAAGAGAAGCTAAGAACGTATCAGCATTAGTAAATGTTGGAGCCGAAGCTGTGATCTGTGACCATGCCCCACCTGTAGATTTATAAACCTTCCCATCCGCTAGAACCTTAATATAGGTTTCTGTACCACCCACCGTATACGTGAACATTCCTATCACCTTCGCTGCACTACCTGTATGAGTCTGACTAAACACTTTAGTAGACCCAGGGCGTTTCTTAAGACCCTTTAGATTATTGTTCTCATAGTTCGTCTGAGCTGTGAATTCATTCTTAAGAAGCTCTACGCCTGAACGGTCTGTAGAGGCTCCTAAGAATGTATCTATACGGGCTTCTTTGTACTGTGGCATGGAAGTAAGCTATGCCACTTTCAGTACCCAAGGGAAGGAAGGCTACTCCGCGAGGAGCACAGCCGCCAAGGCTGCCTGATCTGCGGTAAGTGTCTCCTGCGTATCCGCCTTTCTGAGTATGTCCTTAATCATATCTACAGCTGCACCAGGAACTTCGTATTCCCTTTCCTCTTCCGACGCTCCAAGTTTCCATGTGAACCCTTTTCCGTCATTCACAGACTCCACACCGAATTCCTTATTCTCCTCTTCAGTTAGCCCCAATACTGTCTTCGCCTGATTTATAATATTCCAATTCGTTAGAGAGTTCTGGTTTATTTCGTTGATCATCGCGAACATAACAATGCGGTTCTTGAGGTTTAACTTGAGGTTCATGGGTGTTTGGGGAAGAACTAGATGCCGTCATCCTATGACACAACATGCGCCACCGCAAATCCTCCTCCGGCATCAGGGTCCATTATGGGAACTCTCCCCACATCTTTTGTGGGGTTCTTGTACCAAGCCTTAGCATCTGCAATTCTCCTGTTATACCTCGCCTCCCAGCGTTCTGAAGTCTCTTGCATAGGCGGACCTTGATCTTCGTGCCATAGCTGAGATGCCTTTGCCGCTATGACATCAGCGTATTCATCAGGGATTCTAACCTCTGCAGTGGAGGTAGAGGTGGTTAGCGCGAATCGCTTGATCTGATAGTAAGAATATGTTGTAGACCCCTGTAGCGTTCCATTCTTCAGGAATACAACCTCACGCTTATTGTTGGTCGTATCGTATCCGGCAAAGTAATAACCGGTCTTATCGTTCACATCATCTATATTGTCAATTAGCTCATATTTGATCTTAGTGCTGTCCTCTACACGCTCTAAGCGTGCCGTATCTCCATCTATCTCAGCTACCCCAGAAGAATCTGTAGTAGAAGATTGTTTAGCAGGATCACGGAATAGCCCCGGATCAAACTTAAACCAGTCTCCCTGCACCTTCTCCCAGGCAAGAGCTAGATACGTGTCCTGATCACTACTACTTGTAAGCTGATTAGCCGTTTTTCTTTGCAAAGAGGATCTTAGAACTGCAAGGGTCTTAGCCATGAGATGCTTATATCACGGTGGATAGAGAGGAGAAAGGAAGGCGGGTACTAAGCTGTCACATCCTCATCTAGCCCCTCTTGTACAGCCTCTTTCACTATGTCCTGGAGGGCTCCACCGATGCTCGCAAGAGCTGCGTGTTGCTGCTTAAGAGTGAGTGGTGCATCGTTTAGGTTGCCAAGGGTGGCAAGCCTTTTAACCCTCTTCGTTATCTCACCATCTGTGATATCAAAATGTATCTCAGCTCTTGCAGGACGATACTTTGTAACCGTTGTTTCATCTTCGGTTACTTGCTCAGGCTGATTTGGATAAATCATAATCCTTGTGATCTTGCCGGTGTCGAAGGTTGTAGAGGTTGGCATGGGATAGGGGGAATTAAGTAAGAGTAAGTGGTACTGATTCTGTAAACCAGACCTTCATTGTAACGTCTTCTACATAAGCAGGGGAGTTAGAATAATGGGCATCAACCCAAAAGCCATCTGTAGTGCCATCAAGGGGGTCCGCTATATTGCCTTCTCTTAGTCGGAAGTACTTGTTCGCTAATGCCGCCTGTGTAGCGTACGTTCCAGTCCCTATGTTCAGCTTTGCTTCATTATGTACATCGCATTCATCACCAGTAACGTGAATGGTGAATAGGTAGGCATCAAACTCTGCGGCTGCGTTAGCTGTGAAGATGTTTGCATCAAAAGTATTTAAGGTGATATTGGCCGAATCGTTTAATTGCTCGAATGAAACATGGTATACGTCCATGTCTGTAATGGCTACATCAGCCGTCGTTATCTGAACCACACCAGTAAACCATTTGTCTGTTATATATGCCTTAGTAAATAGATGAACTGTATTCCCATTCCCATCATCTGCTACCGAATTGTCAGTAGTAGCACCTGTGAGAGTTATTACGGAAGTCGCGCCTCCCCCTTGTGATTGATCGTTCCTGTCAACACTTGTACCTGTGAGAGTAATGTCACCCACTAAGTCACCACCAGCATTTACTACAATTAGGATTTTACCCGAACCTTTGGTTGAAATGTTGAAGGGAGCACCGCTATTAACTGCGGCGGCATCGTCTAGCTTAAGTAATCCACCGTTCCAGTGCGTTTCACTTGCTCTCGCTGGTTCTGCATCATACATAGATATGGCTATTGGAACATCTACTGTGGCGACAGTGGATACTAGGGTTTTACTTGCATCTGTTTTAACTAATTGTGATGCTGAGAGCGTGTCTAAATTAACATCATCACTAAACTTAAAGTAATCCTCATCTTCCATCCAAGTAAAGAGTCCTGAGTTCGTTGTACCGATGAAGTTCATTATAAGATCTGTATCAGCCGCAGTCATAAAGTCGAAGCCCGCGACAGAAAACATATCTAATCTGGCCGAATCGAAGGATAGATAGCTATCTGCACTTCCTGCGGCTCCTATTTGAAGCTCCTGATTATCATTCAAAAGCTGGAAATCTCCGCTAGTCACCCTAACATTTGTAAATCCACCATCAACATTGATTTCTATTAAACCTGTTGTTGCTTGAAAAATACCATTAAAATCACTTTCCCATCTGTGAGGAAATGAACCTGATACTCTTATAGTTCCCACAACATCTAAAAGTGCACCTGGATTTGTAGTTCCTATGCCTACGTTGCCATTCTCTAAAATACTCATTCCCTCTGCCGCATCAAACCCTGTATCTGCGGACATCCTTATAGCCCCACCAGAGCGTAAACTTAAAGCCATATCTCCAGATGCTGTGCCTGTGAGAATATTACCTGCTGCCCCTGCCTGACCCCAGAGCATAGTGTTTGGAAAATCTGTTACGCTAAATAATAGTAAGGCACTTTTGCTAGTTGGAGCTGTGAGTTTGACTGTAGTGTCTTGTCCTGCGACTCTTGTGAACTCGAAGACTCCGCTAGAATAAAATATTGCATCAGTATTATTAAAGGTCTGATAATAATCTGTAGCTCCTGCTGCTCCCATTTGGAACTTTAAATTGTCAGCCTGTAATGCTAAATCTCCACCTTTAAACACACTTGTCCCATTACTATAAAGAAGAATATCTCTATTCCCTGATGCGTCATATATTCCTGTAAAAGCATGACCTGCACCATCTGTTTCAAATAGAACCTTGTTTACTGAGTCTGAAGTTTGAGTTCTAAACATTGTCTGGTTATTTGTAGCAGACGTCTTGAGGTGCAGTCTCGCAGCAGGATTAGTTTCTCCCATTCCAGTAAATCCTGTTGTGTTTGTGAATATAAAATCTCCACTAGTGAAGAACTGGGCATCTGTACCATCAAAGGTTTGGTAGTAGTCAGTAGCTCCTGCTGCACCCATAGAAAGAAGAAGGTTATCAGCCTTAAGGGCTATCTCTGTGGCTGTAGTAGATGTTAAACCTATCTTTGCGGCATCACTTCCAAAATTAAACAACAAGTCATTTGTTTCAGCTCCAATACCTTTTAGGGTTAGCACTCCAAAAAGAGCCTGAGACGTTATTGATTGTATAAAAGAATTATTGACGCTTAAGCTACCAGGTGTAATAGTTGTATTACCTGCTACCTGAAGAGTCTGGTCTAGTATTAAAGCTCCCGTCATTGTGTCTCCTGCTATTTCTACATATCGCGCATCAAATCCTGCTTCTGTTGGAGTCTGATTGATCCACTCACTCGTTCCTGAGTCATAAGCCAGAATCTCATTATCTGCAGGAGAAGTGATTGTGACATCGTTTAAATCTGTAATAGAGTGGCTGGCTACAGCATCAATTAAGTCGAGCTCCCCTGTGAAGGCATTTAACTTATAGGTCAAGTCTTAGTAACGGTAGAAATATCAGTACGATTAGAATCTGTGTAAACGATAACCACAGTTGCCTCAGTTGTTCCTCCTGATCCACCCGTCTTAAAAGTATAAGTCTCAGTAGCAGAGTTGATAGCCAAAGCCATATAGTCCCAATGTTCCGGGACCAGCTTATTCGTCATACTCACCTTCTTAGACGGCTGGCCTCCGCTATCCGCTATAAAAGCCTGACGTTCCAAGGCGGGTAAATCCCCCTTCGGTCCTGTGTTAGTAGTTACGGTGCTAGACATGCCTCAACCCTATTCCTCTGGAGGCAGTTGGAGAAGATCACTCAACTTCGCCTCTACCCCTTCCGGGTTCTTAGAGTTAGCAGAGATATATTCCTTCATCTCACGCATAAGTGGCACATAGCGGCGGTATTCTTTCGTTCTCTCTTCTAGCCTTGCGCCTTCATTCTTAAGCGCAACAACCTTCTGATCCGCTTCCTGGTATCTCTTCTCCGATTCCTTCATGGCTTCTCTGGCAGTTCTCTCCAAATCTTTCATCGTCTCCTCCCCTTTCTCTAGCGCAGACTCGCGAGATGTGAGACTTGATTCCTTAATTGTAAGATCTCTTTCCATCCTCTCTAAATCCTTCTTCTGATCATTCCACTCCTTCATAGTAGCTTTAAACTTTTCCCTATCATTATTCAGAACCTTCCTTCCCGCAGTTGTCTTAAGGTCTTTACGGCCTGTAGCAAACTCTGCCTTCTTCGCCTGTGTGATGCGATCATCAGCTGCAGCACTCTGTAAGAGTAAATGCTTACTCTGCTCTTTTAGCACTGTCTCCTGCTTCTCAACCTCCTCTTGCCTCTTATCTAGAGCCAAAGTCCTCGCATCTTCCACACCGGCAAGATCCTCTTTAGCCTTAGTATTCTGAGCTCTTAGCTTCTGGAACTCCTCAGTTAGCTTCTCCACCCCTTCAGTCAAACTCTTAGTATCTCCTTCTAAACCCTCCTTTTCCTCCTTAGCTTCTGCTAATGCTTTCTCTGCGGTTTTAGCCTCAGTACGCAACTCCTCAATCTTTAAAGCATAAGCTGCATATACCTGACTATCTTGTGTATCTGCCATAATGACATTTGGGGAATACGAATGTAAAACTAGACCTTAATCTTGAGTTTTTTGAACTTCTCCGCCATGGCAATATTCTTAGTGAATAGCTCTTTCTGCTCTGCGAGCTTCGCACTGACCTCTGCGGCTTTCTCTCCTACAGCCTTCTCCTTAATTTTAAGTTTCTCTACCTTATTCTCTAGCTCCAGCTCACACTCTGCGAGCTGTTTCATATTCGCCAACTGCTCTTTTCTGTTAGCAGAAATCGCCTTTACATACGCAGCAACTTGTTCCTTACTTGTAAATCCGGCTGCAGCTAATTCCTCTAAGCCATCTCCCTCTTTGATCTCAACAACTTCAGGTTCTATAGGAGTTGGCTCCGGCGGTGTTGGCTCCTCTGGTGGAGTCTCGACTTTAGGAGTCTTGTCCTCTTCCTTGGTTTCATCTGTCTGTGCAGTCTTTGGCATAAGCAATTGGGGTAAGAAACGCTCCGATCATATTCTGTGATTTACGAATTGTCGATAGCAGTGGACTACGCGCGGGGAACAAGCCAAGATGCGCGAGAGTAACCGCAATAAGGAACATCATCTAGCTCATGTCTCCAATCCCAAGGGATCGAATATGAGTCGATACTTCGCAAGCTGTAACGATCCAGTATCTTCAACACATTTCTACTAGGTTCTCTATCTGACATCACTATAAGGTCATCCCCCACCTTCCGATACCATGGTAATCTCACAACTGAAGTATGGTAAGCATCTCTCATCGCATCGTGCAGGAAGATAAGCCCCCCACTAGAAATGAGTTTAAGTGCGTTATCAATGCAGTCATTGCGATAGTTCCCGTCTACGAGCACGACGTCGAATGCACCTGCCCCCCTATCGGTATAGATATGATATTTGTCACAGAAAATGACGTTGCCACCAAGGCTCTTAATTCCGTCATACCATAATTTGTTATCCTCTATAGCAACCCAACTACGCGTTTTATCTTTAAAATAAATTGTTGATCCACCGGAGCCCCATTCCAAAACCTTCATGGGATATAAGGCGAAGATGTCTTCTAGAAGGGTTATATCGAGAATCGACATCCATGGCTCAAGCGTCTGCATAACCATACTTTAGCGCCAGAAGACGAATTCCCTCAGCCAGTTCTTTATCAATCTTCTCTAAATCCTTCCAGGTCTTACGTTTGGTTCGCATATTTATCCTAGAATTAAGATCTGACTTTGTCTTAGGGAATAATGGAGTAATAGCTTCAACACGATAAGTAGCGATAGAGAAATGCTCAGCCATAAGATTCCATTCAAACCAATACTTCATACACTTAAGATCCATAGGATCAGACTCCTTAACAGTCGTATTCTTAGAAATAAACTCCCAGCTCTGATCACTTAATGTATGCAAAGTCATTATCGCGTCTAAAGGATGTCTCACTTGGTGCAACACTAAATCATATCCTTTAGGATTTAACGCCTTGTACCAATCTGCAGTGCCATTCTTTCCTTCTATCTCATGCCCCACATCTAACCCCCACTCCTTAAGCGCTTCAGAAACATATCTAGTTCCAGATCTTCCACAGCCAGTGATTAGAATTTTAGGCGTTGCCTCCTGCGGGAGCTTGTCTTTGATCGACATAAGGCGTTTTTTGTAAGAATAAAATAAATCGCTCTATTGCTTTATTTGGTTCTCCCTCACGATTATGGATAACTAGATCCGGCTTCTTAGGGATCTCATAGGGGTAATCCTCTCTCTTCTTCTGCTCTCTATTTAAATAAATCCAGAACGGACCACAGATTGCATCCACCTGATCTCTCACCTCCTGATACGGAGCAATCACACTCACTACCACCTGATGTCCCTGCGAAGCTAATAGATTAGCAAGCCTTGCGATTCTTAAGTTGTTCTCCTTTCTTCCTTCCGGGCTTAAGCCCAAACCGATACAAATGGTTCTTCGCATCTCATCTCCATCAAGATTTATAATGTTCGGATATTTCTTCTGCGCCGCTTTTGCCAAAGTGGTTTTCCCCGCAGAACTCTGACCAGTCAACCAAAATATATTAGACATGGCTTATAATGGAAGATTTATAGAAGTTTCTTATTTTCTTAATTTGATTCACTCTACTATTTTTCCAACCATAAGTCGGAGTTTTCTTGTGGCAGGGGACGCATAATGTCCTGCCATTACTTATATCGTATCTCAAATCCTGATGATAAATAAATGACTTAATATGATCTGAGTGCAACTTCCCACCACGATCCCCACAGAACTGACATGTGTAATTATCTCTCTCGAATACAGATTTTCGCCATTGGATATACTCCTTACACCTATACGTATTTTTGTAGTATTTAGTTGCACCCCCCTGCCAGTTGTAATGGTTCTCGCCGATAGACCAATATGGAATATTACCCTTTTTAAATTCTCCCTTTGGATTTTTCCTAATCCCCTTACTAGCTATGCTTAAATTTTTACAGTGTTCTTCTGACATCTTCATCCCATTATTCCAAGGAATATGCCCCTTCTTAAAGAGAAGATGTTTTATTTTCTCTTTTAATTCTTGCGGCATTTTCTTTCCTTTATTGGTAGGCACAGAACCTTTCGCATAACCAGAATATCTGCCTGAGCACTTCTTAGAACAAAACATACGACTAGATCTAATTGGCCTAAATTCTTTGCCACATTGTTTACAACTTATATCAAGCATTGCGAATAGCAGTACCAGATATAGCTTCTGTCTCTTCATCCAACTTGATCTCTTCTACCTCCCACCCAACTTTTCTTCCATGGCAAACCTTCATAATATTCGGCATATTTATAAAAACCATCCTTCCATCCTCTATCTCCTCTACAAAAACCTTATGGAACATCGCACACCTCTCATTAAAGCCATAAGGATTACTCTTCGATCTATCGCAGCTCCGCATAGCGATACAAACATTCTCTCCTTTGTCTAAGGCAGTTCTAATTAGCTTTATATGCCCATCATGCAACGGCTGATAACGTCCCAAAAACATACTGTGCGGCTTATTAAAGTTCTTGCGGTTCATACGTTAGGTTTTTTAAAATCCCTGTTGAGTTTATAATCGTCAACAGTAGACGAATAAAGACGGAGATGGCCTAATTTAACTTGGGGGTTGATGATGATTGGGATCTTAGCGTCACGGCAACGTTTGGAAAAGGCTAAGTCATGTCTCAGCTCTCTATCCCACTGCTTTTCTTTCTTATCGTAGAAGTCGTAGATGTGATTAAATGGATCTGTAGGTAGTTTCTTAATCACATCTTTGGGAATTAACATCCCGAAAGAACCAACAGCATCCACTTTTAACAACTTCTCCTCATCCCATACCTGGATATGGTCATGTTGTCCCTCCTCCTTATTCCACGTAAACATAGCAGGAAGGAATGGTGGAGCCCCTATGCACCCAATCCCAGAGACAACACAGCCAGGGTTATTCTCTGCGGTCTTTATTAAGTGGAAGAGTAAATCCGCCTCAAATGTCATATCCGTATCTATCATTAGCGCATAATCGCACTGATGTTTCAATGCCTTTTCTAAGACCTCATTCCTATTCCTGGAAGTACTTGCGGAAGCGGCCTCATAAAAAACAAACTTGCCCACCACCTTATCCTCATAAGAACAAGTCACCATGTTTAGCATGTTACTGATATGTGCCTTCGGATAATAAAAATGTGATGGTGTCACCATGCCCACCAAAATAGAGGGGAGCTTACTCATTGGATTCTGTTAGGAATTTCATCGCGCATGAAGCGTGACCTGCGCTGGGGATACTTCCTTCCTTATCCATCCTCTTAAACTCTTTCTTAAGTAAGACGCAAGCCTTCTCCGGAAGATCATATTCCTTCTCTTTGTCTCCCTCTTCTGTGTTCCCCCATGAAATCGCATCCTCACATTTCTTAACATCGTATAATTCACGATCAGCCTCCGAGAGTCCGAGTAGCATCTTCCCCTGATCAATACCTTTCCAGTCAGACATAGTTCCATCACAACCTTCAGATAGAACCATAAAAGCAATCATACGTTCGCCGAAGGTTAATTTAACTTTCATGTCGCTTGCGGTAGAAAACCATAAAATCACGTACGTTCATGGTTTCCTTTGTCCTCCCATCATTCAACACCTCCTTTATCCTCTCCTCGCTACATGTCTCCCATCCACTACCATCCTTTCTCCCGAAGGCATGAATATCATCAACAATAATAATATCTGCATACGGCCTCTTCTTTAATACCTCTAACTCTTCCCATAGAGGAAAGGGATTCTCTGTAGCCGCGTCATCACGGAATCCCTTACACCAATGAGCATCAAGATAAAACACACATGGATACGCCAACTCATCTTGCATATCCGCTAAGACCTTTGGAGAATCCCCAAGATGGAAAGTGATACCGAGCCCCTCAAGTCTCTTAGAGATACGCTCAAATAAACTCTTTGACAATTCGATTGTATGAACATTCTTAAAAAGCGGAGCAACATCCTTTACCGTGACTCCCTCCCCCAAGCCTGTTTCCACAAACGTATCAATATCTTTGTATTCATCATAGCGATTCATAATCTTCCACATCTGATTCTCGCTTACATAGACCATTTAAGTAGGGGGTAATGGCGGCTTAAAATCTCTGTTGCGTATCCAATCCTCCATAGTGATAGAGGATGGTCTTAGGTGTCCTAACTGTACTCTTGGATCGCAAATGATTTTAAACCCCGCCTCCTTCACACGTTTCGAGAATGCAAGATCGTGTCTAAGTTCCTTATCTTCTATGCACTCTCCCCACGGATAATAGTCTGGGATGTGATCAAATGGATGCTTATCTAAAGCCTCAATAATCTTCTTTGGGATTAAGAGACACACCGTACCAAAGGCATCTATCTCAAATGGTTCATCAGGCCAATGCTCAATATGAGTTGGCTTCTTATCCTCTCTATCCGGCCACATATAAATATTAGGGCGGAATGGAGGCTTTCCGAGTGTCGCAAGACCAGTGATCACCGCATCAGGATTCGCCTTTGCTGTTTCTAACATCAGTTCAATTGCATTAGGCTTCCACTCCATATCACTATCAATCATCAGAACGTAGTCCTCCACTGTAATAGCATCCAGAGCTTTATTGCGGTTTGTTGCAGTGCGCGGGGATGAGAGATAGAAAATGTTAAAAGCTGTTACAGCTTTTTGGAATTGGCTATAGCTGATTAAACGCATCGAAGATTCGACAAACTGCCTTGGGAAGTAGAAGTGGCTTGGCGTGATTACTCCCCAGAGGATGATAGGTGGTTTATCTGGCATGGGGGGAGAATACATGAAAAGAGGAGCCGAAGCCCCCCTCTTCTAAATTGCCGATAATGAGTTCTAAGTTTAAGTCTGATTATATAGACCAGCGACCATGAGAGTACCACCCACATTCACGGTAAGCCAAGAATCAGCGTTTGCCACATCTGTATTTGTGATCGCAGCTGTTCCAGCCGTACATTTTATAACGGCATCGGTTGAGCCCAAAGCAGTTGTGTCAATACCAACAGTTGTTGCGCCAGTGATAGCAATAGCACCAAGTGCTGCATCCTGGTGAACTGTTAGACATGTCGCACCAGTTGCCGCAGTGTTGTCATTAACAATATTCACAAGGATACGAGTGCCAGTATCAGCTGAGTCAGACTCAACCTGAATAGCTGTGCCAGTTGTAAGAGCGTCTAGAGTTCCAATATCAAGCGCTGTTCCAGTTGTCATAGCGTCTGCGCTGATATCCACCACCACACCGGCGGCCAAAACCCCGGTTGCAGTAGCGCGAAGAACTGTTGTCTCGTCTGTAGCGTCTGAAGCGAATTCTGAAAGTACACCGGACGTGCTTGTTGCACCTGAGTGATCAACAAACAACAATCGTCCAGCACTTGTCATCGCCGTTGCAGCGGACTCAATATTAAGACCCATACCAGAGGTAAGGGCATCAAGAGAGTCAATTGCAACTACCGTACCTGCATCAACTAGCGCTGAGTTAATATCTAGAACAGTTCCAGATGTTAAAGCTGAAGCGTCAAGTTCAAGCAGTACAGTCTCATCCGCAGCGGATGTTTTAATCTCTGCGACAACACCGGATGTGCTTGTGGCTCCCGTGTGGAAGACCTCAAATAAACGTCCACTTGTAGTTATAGCTGTTGCAGAGGAGTTCACGCTAAGGCCCGAACCAGTGGTTAGAGCGTTAGCTGTGATAAGAGCAGAATTACCTGTGGTCGTAGCCGCAGTGATCTGCCAAGAGTTAGCAGTATCCGCGGATGCGAGCACCTGGAACACAGTTGTTCCAGCGTTGTTCTCCACCTCAATGGATGGAGCCGTCTGACCGGTTACATATTCTTGGATACGAATACCTTGAGCACCTGCATCCTCTAAATCAATGAAGATACAAGCATTACTGGAATCGTCCCAATTTAGCTTACGGCCAGGATAGAAATCTACGGGCATAATAAGTAAAAAAAAGGAAAAATTAAGAAAGCCCCTTGGACCAATGATCTATTTCTGAATGAGCCTGACCGAGTTCGACCTTGGTCATCTTCCCGAATACACCACGCTCAAGTTTCTCTAACAGCGTCTCTTCCATTTTCGTAGATTGGTTCAAGTGGTCTTGCTCAGCTTTACACTTCGCTTTTTCCACTTTTGCATCAAACCTTCTTTCTCTTGCGATGAAATCATCGAGTTCAGAAGGAGTCATGGTAGCGACAATCTGTTCTAGGGTGAGATGCCGACGAGGATCAGTAATAGATAACATACTAAACAGCAGGGGCAGTAATACCAGTAAGTACGGCACTCGCCTTCGCGTTCGTCTGAGCAAGCTCACCGAACATGAAGAAGGCAAATTCGTAATTCAGCGTTCCAGACTTACGCTGACCAGGAACACCATCCATAGAGAGAGCATCTTCTGCAAAGTCAAACGGATGCATTTCTCCCCAATAGAAGGAATCTAAATCTAGTATATAAATCTTGCCGTCTTCCACCATATCGTCGATGAAGCAGGGGTGCTGTCCATCTGGCCCATAGTGAATGAGGCCGGTCTGACCTCCGACAAGATTACCCTTCCAGTTCTCCACATCGTAGTTACGAGTAACAGAGTAGAGAGAAGCTAGTCGTCTCCACTGCGTGTTGTTCATAAGCAACATAATGGACTCTGGATTCTGGGAATATCTTCGGACTTTCATTAGAGCCGAATCAATATCGTTGATAGTAAGAGTGGCAACAGAACTAGTAACATGACTTTGGAACCATCCGTTAGCAGCCTTGTCAATGTTCTGAACAGTACCAGTGTTGTTTACGAGAGACTTAAGACCTGTGACCTCTGTATAAGCGGTTCCACTTACATCGTAAGCGTCTGCGCGTACAACTCGGTCATTGTCTACAAGAGTCTCGTTTGCTGTGGCGACAAAAGTTGTGTCACCAACAACAGAACTAACTGTTACTTGCTCAGCTGTGCCAGCCTCAATCTCACCTGAAGTACCTATCTCAAGAACGTCTCCTTCAAATATATGCTGGGTTGCAGGAGTCTCGTTTGTTGCACTCGTTGTTGTCTGAACCACAACAGTTGTTGCAGCAGAAACAGCACCGTTTACAAATCCGAGTTGCCCCTCATTATTACCAACAATCATACGGTTCAAGTTCCAGTGCATTGAGTGGACAGCGCCAATTGCGTTCTGCGTGATCTCTTTGGCAAGAGCAAATTTCTTGTCGCGAGTTGCAGCAACAACTTGGCGTGTCACCTCGAATGAACCCTGTATGAACTTGGCTGTAGCGATAGAGCGATCCGACTGGAACTTTCCAGTACGGAGACTCGTATCCTCTGCAGCAGAATGGACACCTCCACCGAAAGCGGTGTGTAGGTGCTCAACTTCAAAGTTACGTCCGATAGATGTCTTAGGCATCTTAATTCTTGGACGAAGCGAGGTTCCAGTTTTCTTAGAAGGATTCTCATCCTTCTCCATACCTATTGCACGAAGCATAGGGTTTTTGCTGAGTCTCCAGAAGTTAGCCTGGAGTTCAGGCAAAAGGAATTCGTGGATCGTTTTCCCCGCCCTGTCACTGATTGTGACTGTGGACATTTTTTAAAAGTGAGTAAAAAACAAAAGTATCAATCTTCATCTGCCATTTGCTCCAAGACACGATTAAGGAGAACGTCTCCCGCTTGGGAGAGGTTTGCAGTGGGTAACGGCGTGCTCTTTTTAGTAGGAACACGATCCGCACCACCACCCTTGATGCTTGGACCCCCCTTCTTTTTAGATTTGATTGTTTCGTCTGCAGCCTGTTCTGCAATCTCTTCACGCTTGAAGTGATTAACGATGTTCTCCCATGGCGTGCTTGCGATAGCCCTAACGCGCGGGTTCGGATCATTAGACAAAGTTTCAATCATCTCATCTAACTCTTCTTCGTCTGCGACAACGCCTTCGTATTTCTTGAGAACTGATTTCTTCTCCTTATTATCTTCAGATAGCGCCTTATTTTCGCGATCTTTCTTCAGCTCTTGCTTCAGACCTGTGATCTCATTCTGAAGCGCAGGAATACCTCCGGCCTTGTTTACGACTTTCTTAAGTTGTGCGACTTGCTTATCTGAGAAGCCCATGTCTTCGAGGTCTTCATCTGATACCTCATCCTCATCCTTACTTTCAACTTTATCAGCTGCAAGTTTGGTAAGGGTTTTGACCTGTTCTTCTAGATCAGCAGTGCGCTCCTCAGCTTTACGCTTAGAAGCTGCAAGTTTTTTGATTCGGTCCATCTTCCGGTCTTTCTTGGAACCAGAATCATTATCGCCCGATTCATCATCGCCCTCTACGTCGCCGAGGGTGGCGTCTTTATCGGAATCAGTATCGGTTTCGACAGTAGCGGTGCTGCCATCGCCGTCTCCGGCGTCGCTTGTATCTTCATCAAACATGAAAATTGGGGTATAAAAATAAGAAGAGTGTCCTACGTTTATTACAGAGTCTCGATCTCTGGTGGGACAAAAGGGGACACGACAGTATGAAAGAACTGATAAAGCATATTTAAGAGTCTCTTGCAAGATCTACAAAGGAAGTCTGGTACTAGCGTGCTTCTGGTAGCTCCGGTGAGCCGACTCCACCAACCCCCTCTTGGATGAAGGCGGCATGTGTTTGAGCCTGTGCGTTAAGTTTCTGCGCTGCATCCTGATTTCCTTGCTCTAGATGTTCCTGTGCGCGACGCGCGTAGAAGTCCTGTAAGAATTGATGAGGATCATTAGCGTTCACTATCACAACTTCACCATTCGCGATCTTTGAGGCTTTGCCAAACGCGATCATCTCTTCCGGATTCTCTAGTTTCTTAAGCTCATCAACAATCTCTGTCCCAACACCAATATCCTGAGACTCAATCACAATCTTATCCACAACAGGATTCTGACCCGGAACCCACCATGAGAGTAGGTTTCGTAGTTCCTCTCTCTTCTGTGCTTGCTGGAAGAATTGCCCTATAACAATATCCACATCCACATTCTTAAATGCACGGATCTTTACTGTACCTTTAGCAATAGCCTTAGTACGTGCTAAGTCTCCTACAACATTCATTGGGATATCCTCACCGGAGAATGTGTCAAAGCGATACATGGTTCTAGTTGTGTCCCAATTCATAGATGCCTGTAGTAGAACCTTCGCGGATACGCGTGAAAGGAATCTCTTAAAGTTGTGGACGGCATCTGAACTGTTCTGCTCATCTAGAGCTTGTAACTGAGCGATAGCAACTCCCGACTCTGCACTACCTGAGATGCGCCCAAGGCTTTCACCATGCACACCACTCATACGCTCGAAAGCTGTCTGCGCGCGGTCCTGATGCTGGAAGTGAGTTGTAGGTAGTGGCTTCATCTCTAGTTGCTGGATGTCTCCCGGATCTGCGTAGATCCTCTGCCCCTTCATTCCTGCGACAGGCATATTCACGCTCTCATCTGCGATAAGCCATTTCCCTTGTAGGAAGTTAACGATGTAAGACTCGATATCACTGTAGGTTTTGTTCACAGATTTCTGTGGATCAATCCAATCCATAACAGGAGGACGCTCATAAAAGCGCCCACGTTTCATTGGATGATAGATATCAAATATGTGTGACAACCTCATCGCCCTAATCCCCTTTGGTGGCTCCATCACCTGCTTCTCTAGAACCCCTGGCTCGTCATCCACCCCCTTTACATCCTGATTCACAAACTTTCTAAACACCACATTGTCACCTTCCACTTCAAATGAGTTGTGGACTTGAACAGTATCGAAGTTAGTAGTTGTGCGACCTGTCACATGCTGGATGTGTCTAGCTTGGATATTACTTTCGGCCAATATGTTATCCGCTAGTACACCTTTAAGAACCTCATTATCCTCCCCAAACTGTGCCTTTAGCCCGGATAGACTTTCCGACAAAACAATATCCAACCAATTCTTATCTACCAATCTCTGATTCGCTGGATCTGAGTATGTATCCCAAAGAGAGAAGTTTTGCACGACAGGCAATCTCTTATCCTCGTCATATCGAATATAAACTAGACCACCACCCTGCAAATAAGCATTACGAATAACTAACTTCATTTCATCCTCCATCGCGTATTCACCGAACTCTTCCCCTTCCCAAACATCTTGGAGTACCGCATTCGCAGCAAGGATCTCATCTCTTGAAACGTTCTGTAGGTCTGACTTGCGAGGATTCCATCTGGGGTTATTAGCTGTGAGGCGCGTTGTAATAATAGATAGCGCTCCCGGTATGAGGTTGATCGTTCTAAATATTTCATTGTCTTGTAGGTCAAAATGAATCTCCTCTCCACTTTCATTCCACCATTTGCGATGATTACCCTGATCGAAAGACATGCAAGTAGCAACTTGCGCCTCCCAACGTGTCTTCTCATCCTTTGAGATTTCCACCCTGCTTAGCCAATCGTCTTGCGAAGTTATATCTGCCATTATTTCTTAGGGGGGGACTGTTGCTTTCGGATTGCGTCTAGCGCTTCTTTGCGTAGTTCATCAGCACTTATGGCTTGAGGCCTTATCTCTTTAGGTTTCTTCTTCGCCTCCTCTTTCTTCTCCATAGTTCTCTTAAGAGCTGCAGCACTATATACATCTGGCGCAGCTTTAAGTGTAGTAATCGTCTTCATCACCTCACACATCTGCTCATTACAATTCTTAATTGCCCATGCAAGAACGGCACTTGCACCAAAGATGCAAAGGCCGAAAGTGAGAGAGGCGACAAATAGTTCCATTGGAGGGATGGTAGGAGAAAAGGAAAAAGTCTCATAGGTAGTCTAGTAATCGACTCTTATGATATGCTTGGACAATGCACCTTCTGCGTGTATATCGAATCCAGCAAGGCTTACAGAAGAAAGAGCTCGCTGAAAAAGCAGGGCTAACTGTGCGGATAATTACGGAAATGGAGAAGAATCAGGACTACAACGCGTCCCGTCTCACCATGTTAAAGATATCAGGAGCTCTTGGGCTCCCCTCTTCCATGATCTTCTTTCCGGAAGATGAATTACCCATGCGCGCAATGTACGCTAAGTTTCTTGTACATTTCCTGAAGACGGCGAAAGCGCAAGGGCTGATAGATGTTAGTAAACAACAGACCTTTTCCGGTTTCTTTTTTGTGCCAAGAAGTAGCGTGGAGTTCCGGGCCGTGGAGCCTCCTCATCCGCAATCAAAGGCTTAGCATGAGAAAGAACATAATATCGAAGTGCATCCATAGCGTGATCATTCTCTTTGCGTGGAGTCTCATATTTCCCAGCATTTAATCCACCTTGGGGATCTTTAGGCCAACGATACAAACCAAACTCCTTAATCAAATTATGACAATCTTCTGTAATAAATAGACGCGGAGCCCCTTTCTTAAACCTATTCTTCTCATCACGCTTGTAGGGATGAATGTGCTCAGGATCAAAACGTAAGTACTGTCGCACCCTAGCGATCCCAGCCATCACATCATTTTGAGTTCCGTAAGCAATCTTCACACCATGTTCACGGAAAATGTCTGACACGGACTTACGATGGTCCTCACCATGCCGGTGCATGATTGGGGGGGCTTGAGTCTTAAAGTGCATAGACGGATCTGCGAAATGAACCTTCTTAATCCCCTGTTTCCTTAACCATTTACAAGCCTCATCAATCGGACACTCACGCTGATAGAATTCCTTAAACACAATATGATTTCCATCGTGGTCCTGATGGATCAATAGAAAACACATTGGGTTTGTTTGGCCGAAGTCCGCGCTCACTTTAAAATCCTTAAACTCCATGGGCGGCACGACATTAAGATGCTCAGAGAATTCCTTATAAACCCGGCCTGTACTAAAAATAAACGCCTCCTCCGGAGTAGATGGATATAGCTCAGGCATACGCTCCCCCAACTGAAATTTCTTCCGATCCCACCACAATAGTTGCTCCTTAGTTAGCTCCTTCCCATCCTTATTTTTAAACTTTGCACGTAGCTCTTTACACTTATCCGGATAGTAATATTCAGTTCCTTTCTTCCACGGAACTTCGTTCATCGGATCATCAAACCAAGCGTAAAACATAGGCCACCATTCAGGCTCTTTCCCCTCCTGTAGGACCTTCCAGTTGTTCATAAATGTAGTCTCAAACCAATTCCCTACTCCATTCGCTGTACTCTCCGCGATACCTAAAGCCGTGAGAGGTAGAGACTCTAAGGTATCCTCCAACTTCTGTTCATCATCCACGTATGCGATCTCTGAGAAATGCAAAATAGTTGGCGTCATTCCTCTAGCCTCAACATCAATAGAATACTTAGATCCTGTTTTCTCAAACTGTAATTCTGCGCGGGTTGTGTATTTTTCTTTAGGACGCAACACGGGATTTATACGATCAAAAGCAAAGCGAGGTATGTCGTTAAACAATTCCTGCACCGTCTGTTTTCTATGCGCGATGGTGCGACACATTTGGTTAGGGGTGTACATCGCCTTATCCAAAAGATAGAGAGCAATTCCTGTTGTCGTCCCTAGCTTTCTAGGTTTTAAAATAATTATCCTTTTCTTCCCATCCTCTATCTTCTGATAGATCTCCCTTTGCACTTCATTAGGCTGGAAGATGACAGTCTTGCCCTCATAGCCCGGCATCTTAGTTCTGATCTGATATAGGTTGTGCATTCTCCAATATGGGTCCATTAGCTTCTCCATGGAGCTTTTTTCTTTGGGCATGATGTTATAATACACAGGCAGGGTGAAAGTCCTGCTCTAGCCTCCAAACTGGTTGGGCGTCCACCACAGAGAAAATCCCCCTTCTAAACTTCCCGCAAAGGAAGCTCCCTAATAATCAATAAGGAGAGTGGGGGGTTTTCTTCTGGTATAATTCTCTCAGACTAGACCCAAGTCCCCCCATACGATATTGCCGCTGTG